AATCTTCTGTTTTTGTAAGTGTGCCACCACCAACTGTAAAGTTATTACTATTACCAGATTGGTCTGTAACTGAATTACCATCTTTTAAAATAAAATATCCAGAAGAACCATAAGTAACTGATGGAGAAGTATTAATTGTCCAAACACCATTAGCATCATATTGACCAAAACTAGATGGTGTTAATTGTGTGCCATCTACAAAATTTACATGAGATAAAGAACCATCAAGAGTATAACTTGCATTACCTGCATTACCACCATAAGTTCCTATATAATGTGTACCACCGATAGATAAATTAGTATTTTGATTACATTCTGTTTCTTGTGCAAAAGAATTTTCTTCTTCTCCATTAACATAAAACCTAATTCTATTACCACCTGCTTGAGTTGTATTAACAGCAATTACTATATGATACCAAGCATTAGTATCTCTAAANNTTAAATTGTCCTCCACCTGTTGAACCATAAGAAGATGTAAGTGAGAAACTTCTATCTGCTGTTTGATTTTCTGCATCTGTTGCTCTTATAGTAAAGTTGTATGTTGTTGCTGTTGTTGATGCTCCACCGAAATCGGTAGTTTCTAAAGCACCTGTTGATGTGTTTAGTGTTACACCTGCACCACTTAATGCTGATGTAGTTTCTGAATAAGTTATTGCACTATCTGATGTTGCAACTACTGTTGCTAAAGTACCAGAAAAGTCTCCTGCAAAAGTTCCTAAGTCTCCTGCTGAAGTTGACCATGTAGGTGCATCTGATACTGTAAGAATATTTGTAGATGATAATACAGCTAGACCATTAGGATTTTCTATTCTAATTTTATACTGACCATCAACAGGCAAAGTTAATTGTACTGTTAATGATGTAGAATTATTAAAAGTAACTGTGTCTGCTGTGTACCATATACCAGTAGAAGGATTTAACACCTCTACTCTAGGAATACTTTCAAAGTTAGCACCTGTAATAGTAATAGATGTTTGTGTATTATCTATTGTACTAGGTGAAATACTAGAAATCGTAGGTTTTGTTTCAGCTACTCCTGTAAGATTTGAACCATCTATTGCAGGTAATGTTGCAGGAAATACAGCGTCAGTTAACTTTGCTGAACCATCTAGTTTAGCAAGTTCGTTTGCTGTATTTGCGTCTGCAAATATGTCTGCTAATTCTCTAGCTTTACTCATTAATTTATTTCCTATAATTTGTTGTTGTGTGTGAATTTTGTAGGCTAGATATTTCTACCTAGCCTTTAAGTATTACTCTGCTACTGGTGGTGTATAACCAGTTAATGCAGTTGCTTCAGCTTGTGTTAATCCCAAGTCTAATAGCTTTTGATTGCCAGAAACTTTAGCATTTACTTTAGCTGTATCATCATCTTCCATTTCTTGGATTTTAGCATTAATTTCAGCTTCAGTAGGTTTTGATTTAGTGTTGTCATGTATAATTAAATTTTCATAACTTACTTCTCCATCAAAACCAAACCATTGACTTGTGTGCATTTTTGCTAATGCTAATTGCATTTTATCTTGTGTATTCATTTTATGTATCTCCTAATCTTATAAATTTAAGATATGTTTTATTTTCAACACTATTTCCATAATTAATTGTACTTGAATTAACAGTATCAATTTTTATTCTTATTTTGTGTGTTGTTGTATCAGTCACATCAAAAATTATACTTCCATATGCTGAAGTGTGAGTGTTGTTACTTGATGTTTCTTGAAAGAAAGCATCAAAAGAACCTCTAGTTACATATGAACTATTATTGTTTGTGGTTTGAATATTAACAGTACATTGTCTATCGTCATTATTACGATACCATGCCCAACCAGTTGATATTTCCCAAAATCCTGTAGATGGGAAAGTAAACACTCCAGAACTTTGTGTTACTCTATCACTAGAAATATATTGTGCCTCAGACCAATTTGAGGTTACTGGATTTGCAGAACCAGTAAAAGATGTTGTCATTCTCCAAACACTTGCTGAAGTAATACCTGCTGAAGCATCAACCCAACTAGGATTTGCACCAGTACCACCAGTTTGTAAAACTTGTCCAGAAGTTCCTGCACCAAGTTTTTGAAGACCAGAGCCATCACGATATAAAATATCGCCTTGTGTTGTAATTGTTGTTCCTACATCTGTTCCATCAGTACCATTAGTACCTGCTGAAGACATTTGTTCAAAGTAAGCTGTATCAGTTGGAAGGTTTCCTGTACTTGCTTGTATACAAATGTATGACGAACCATTGTACGATACGACATCATCTATAGTATAAGCTGTTCCACCTGCATAAGTTCCCTTCCATTTGAACTTAATTGAGCCGAGATTAACTTGAGCCATTATATTATTTCCTTATATTGTTGCTATTAGTTCGCCATTGTTAAGTGAGAAGGTAAAACCACTCGCACTAAATAAAACATCATCAAATGTGGCGTATGTTGCACTTGAAATGTTATCCACTCCTTGATTAGTAGTAGTGACTATTAAGTCTCCATTACTATCTTTGTGAAATCCATAAACTTCTGCTGAAGAAGCATTAGAAAATTCTAAAGCTGTTCCACCAGAATTAACTACTAATGCTTGACCTGCTGTTCCCAAAGGTGGGACATCAGTTGCATCTGTAATACTAAAGTTTGCTAAAGCAAAAGTTCCAAAAGCAACTATCTCAAGTATATCATCTAAGTTTGCACCTGTAGTTAATACGATTGAATTACCTGTAGTTGCTGTAAAATCTGTTCCATTTACAAGTCTAATACCATTTAAATAAATATCTAAGAAACCTGCGTCATACGCAAGAGTTGCAGAGTTGTCATCTGTTCCTGTAAATGTTGTTTGACTGGCTGTTGCTGTATATTTAAACCTACTTGCAGTCCCGTTAACGCTAGAACCTGCCGCAGTCCACCCAGAAGAACCATAGACTTTCATGGTATCTGACGCTGTATCGAAATATAAATCTCCTACATCTAAAGCTGAACCATCAGGGTCTAAAGTTGGTGCTGAACCTGATGCACCTAAATATGTGTTAGCGAAACTATTTACTGAAGCTAGGTTTGTAGCTACTGTATTAATATTTGTAATTGCTCCACCAACATTATTAACATTAGTGATTGCTCCTGCTACTGCTGTGATATTTGAGTTAGCACCTGCAACTGTAGAAATATTTGTATTGTTTCCTGCAACAGTAGTTACGTTAGAAGCAATATTCTCAACTGCTGAAACATCACTAGCTATGTTTGCTACTGCTGTTACATCACTAGAGATACCTGCAACCGAAGTTACATCTGTGTCTATACCTGCTACTGTGTTTATGTTAGCTGAATTAGTATTAACAGCGTTTATGTTTGTACTGTTTGAATTTACATTAGTTACAGCAGTTGAAATACCTGCTACTGAAGTTACATCAGCACTAATTCCTGCAACTGTAGTAACATTGGCATCTATACCTGCTACTGTATTAACATTGGCAATATTTGTACCAACTGTATTTACGTTTGTTATATTTGTAGCAACTGTATCAATCTCTGAAGTTGCTTCGTTTAAATCGTTTGCAACAGTCTCTACTTCGGAAACTGCTTCTGCTAAATCATTAGCTACTGCAATAACATCATTAATGTTTGTAGCAACTGTTGTAACTGAAGAAATATTAGAAGCTACTGTTCCTATATCTGTAGCATCATTTGCTACTGCTGTAACATCAGAAGCTATGTTAGCAACATCTGTTACATCTGAACTAATACCTGCTACTGTTGTGATGTTAGGTATGTTAGTTGATATAAATTGTTTATTTACTGCATCAGTATTATTTACTGGGTCTGAAACATTTGTAATTCTTTTGTTTATTGCGTCCCATTGGTCTGTAGATGTAGAAATATTTAAAGTACCTTCTGTAATATCAATTGCTTCTTGTGCCATAAAGAAACTTTGGTTTCCATCTTGGTCAAGAATTGCTTCTGTAATTGTAGAACCATCTTGGTAATCTACAAGTCTTGCTGATCTGTTAGAAGACCTAGTAAATTTAATTACAGCACCGTTTGCAGGAGCTGATCCAAAGGTAATAGTAGATGAGTTAGAAAAACTGTAATCACTACCTGAAGTTTTTGTTACACCATCTAGGGTCACTATCACGTGTGCTTGAGAAATGTATGGGAAAGTTATCGAAAACGAAGTAGTCGATGCGTTGCCCGTGTAAGTGTCTATTGCAAATGTTGACATATTTTATTATAATTTACTTGTGCTTCCCTTGTCAGGTAGCCCAGATTTTTCCTTTAAAAAGTTAAGTATGTTATTAATTCCGTACATATTTTGAAAAGGTAATAACCTCATCATTCTATTCATATCTATCTTTGAAAAACTATAATCACTTCTAGTTGATTTCAAAACAGACTGAATTGTTTTTCCTATACCGTTAGTTAGTAGATCGTATGTAGGGTTTCCTGTGTAAAGATTTACTTCTAACCCTGAAGTTCTAAAGTTAAATCTGTTATCAGGCGAAACTGAACCTAAAAGCATATCAGCGTAAGAAGGTATTAAAGAAGACCAACCTGATCTTTGGAAAGATGCCATAGCGATTTTTGAATAATCACCTTGTTTGTAATCTCCTAATTTATCTCTTAGATATTTTTTCTTTTGAGTTTTCCCCATACCTACAGTATTCATTTGTGTTTGACCTACGTAAGCTAAAGAAGCTATAAATGTAGTATACGCAAATGTTGTAAATGTTTGCATATCAGCCATAGCTATATTGTGTAAAAATTGTTTAGACCAAGCAGTCATTATGAATGATCTGAATTGACCCATAGATTTTCCTAAAGCTTTATCAGTAAAGAATCTATTAGTGTCTCCAAGATAATTATACTGGACAGCTCTTTGAGTATATCTATTTACACGTCTAGCAAATGTGTGAGCTAAATTTTGATCTGCCCAGTTAGCAAAGTTAAAATGTTTAACTCGTCTTCCCATTGACGTGATTTCAGTAGTTACATTTTTACTAGAAAATTCTTTTCCAATAGCCATTAGTTCTTCATCTGTAAAACCAAGAACTCTATATCTATTTAATCTTCCTTTTAATTTTTCTAATTTTTGTCCACCTTCAGCAACATCGATTAAATCTTTAGCCATTCGGTTTACGAATAACCTCATAGTTAATCTTCTTTGCATACTGTCGACTAAAAACAAACCAGATATATAACCTGTAGCTTGTTCACCAGCGTTTGCTAATTGAAATACTTTTTGTTTTCTCGCTGCATCGTGAGCTTTACCAATTGCAGTACCACCCATATCTTCAATTTCGTAATTAGTTACACCTCTTGATAAATATTCTGTACCGTTTGCAGAGCCCATAACAGCTAACTCATCAAAGAAACTATCGTCTAGTTCTCCTTTTTGAGCTTTAACTAGAAGTCTTTTAAAGTGTGGTATCTCTTGTACTAGAGTACCCAAACCTTGTTGAGCAGTTGAAATAGCAAATTCTGGAAGCTGTGCTATACCTACTTGGTTTAACACTCTCATAAAATTGTATTTTCTTAATTGTCGTAGAGCTGTCGAGAACATACCCGTAGGGTCATCTTCTGCACTACGTCCTAAAATATTTTTAAAGAAACTATCGATTGTAGCTTTTTCTTCTTTAGCGATATATTTATTTTTTGTAAGGTATCTTGAACTTGCTTCTCCATCTTTATAAGCTTCATCAATAGAGTTATTTAATTTGTTTTTATATTTAGTTAGTTCTAATCTATTTTTAATACCCATTCTTTGACCTAAAGCAATCCAACCTGACATTTCATTCATGTAGCTGTGCCATAGTAAATCAGTATCGTTTTCAAAAAGATCGTCTAATCTTACTTTGTAACCGTTAATTGTTGTTTCGTATAATTCGTTTAATCTAATTCTTTCTTCTAAACGACCAGATGTTAATAGTTTTAAATCTTCAGATTTAAGACCATCAAATAAATCTTTTCTTTCTGCTTCTGGTAAATGATCAAAAGCGTCATCAAGATAAGCTTTAAGTTTATCAGGGTCTTTAATTTTAACTAATGCTTCTAAATCAAAACCACCACTTCTTTGTGATAATTGAATAGATTTAGCAATCCATTTAGCTAATTTATAAGCTCTGTCTTTTTTAATTTTACCAGAGGGTTGTCGTCCTGATGCACTATCTAAAACTTTAGTAGCTACTTTTCCTTCAATAGCTCCTCTTAATAATTCTACTATTCCGTCAAACTTAATTTTGTTTTCTAATTCACCAAATCTTTCAACAGATACCTTTCTAGGTAAGTATTGATCAAAATGTGTAAGTCTTTCTGAACCATCTATCCCAGACTTTTTAATTTCATCTGCCATAAATCTAAACCCATCACGATAAGCTTTTGCAGCTTTATCTACGTGTATGTTACCCGTAGGGTTTTTACTTCTGATTGCTCTTGCAACCATTTTCATAAATTCTTTCTTTTTAGATAACTGCATAAAGCCACCTATAGTTCCGTGACCTTGTTCTTTTAAATATGCTTTAAGAGCAGGTAACACTTCTTTATAAACAAGATTATGCCCACCTTGAATTACTGCGTTTTTAATTAATTCTACAGTATCTTCTTGAGCTGCTATTTGTCCTTTTTTAGCACCAGTTTTAAAAGCGTAACCTACAGGTTCTTCGTGTCCTAAAAAGTTAAACAGTTTTACAAGTTCACTTTTACTTGTTCCTAGAGCTCCTGATCTATTAAAAGGAAATAATCCTAAAAACGGTATATCCCTTGCTCTACCAAAGATTACTCCTATATCTTGAATAATAGATGTATCTTCAATTATATCTTGAGTTTGCTCAAGTTTTTTAGTGTTTAAAGGTTTCATAACCTTTTTGAATTCTTTTTCGCCTTTAGTTGTTAACTTTTGACCATTCTCTTGAATGTCCATAAGCATTTCAGCTTTGGCTATACTGTTGAGGTTTTTAGCAAATATAACGCTAATTCCTCCTCCAAGAGTACCACCTAACGCTGCCGAGATAATAACATCACTCGTTCCGTATGTTGGGCTATCGTAGGCAACAGGGCTAAATAAAGTAGCTTCCGTTGCTCCGTAAAGTAAACCTGCCTTAGTAAATTTTTGTCTTCTTAATATAGAAGTAGACATCATTACAGGTTTTAGTAATTTAGCAGCAGCACCGTAACCTGTCCAAGACACGGGATCTAATATAAAAGCTCCTACTTCAAGTCCGACACCTGTCCAACCCATACTTTGTAAAATATCTTTATTGTTTTGATGTTTTTTTGTTTTTTCAAGTACGTGCATAAAATGCTCTTTAGAAACAACTCCTGTAAACTCATCAAAAAATTCAGCGTTAATACCTTCTTTATCCCATTGCTCTTTAGCAAAATCCATGTTTTTATTTAAAGACCACTTCTCATCTGCTTTAAAAGTTTCACCTGTTAGTATACTAACTACAGCAGGTATAATTTGGTTATTAGAAACTGCTGCTACAACACCTTCTCCAAAAGTTGCTTCTTTTCTAGCATCGTTCCAATTCTGATAAGTTTTAAAAACTCTATCTAAATATAATTCTCCACCTTCTTCTCTTTTATTCCAAGCATTTTGAGGAGCTCGGTATGTGTTAGGCATTTCTTTTTTTTCAGGTGACTCTAAATTTACATCAGCTTGTAAAGGTTTTAAATCTTCTTCAATTTGTGTAGGTGCTTTTAAATCTTGTTTAACTACAGTCGGTTTTTTTTTCATGGCTGACAATAAGTCAGCTTCTTTAATTCTTCTTGTCGTATAGTTATCTCCAAAGTTTCTTAATTCTTTTTCTACAGATCCCCAATCATTAGCAACTACTGCTTTCCAAAAAGATGGTGTTCTTTCAAAACTTCCATATTGAAAACCTACAGATACAATTACTGTTTGTTGTGCTGAACTTAAATTTGTAAAAGGTTGCCCAGTAGCTTCTTCATATTTTAATATAATGTCGTTAGCATATTTTTTCTTAACTGCTGTATCTACTTCAAAAATTTCATTATTTTCTAATTTTAAATTACCTGCTACTTCAGATGCTTCAGCACCCTTTAATGTAAAATAAGGTTTAATTTTTGTAATAATATTTTCGCTTACGCCAATTTTTCTAAAATAGTCTTCGTCTTTTTCTTTTAAGTCAACGCCAGTTGCTATAGTTACACCTGAATTTTCACTAGGTACATAACCTGTTCCAATACCTTTACCTTCAAGTTCTCCAATAAAGTCCCAATCAATTTGATTTATATTTTCCATTACGGTTGTGCATCTCCTATTAATTTTTCTTGTTCTGCTGCAATACGTCTGTTTTTATTAATCTCAATATCTTTTAATCTTGCTTCTTCTGCAGCTTTTGCGTTTTGCTCGTTTTTCATTTCAATTAATTTTTGTTTGAATTCTTTTTTAGGTACAGTTAACCAATAGACATTCCCATCTTCTGTTGTCATTGTAGAAGGTAGTTGATAATCATAATCTGCTGCTTTAACTCCTAGTGAAAGCTCACCATCTTCAGGGTTTATAATTAACTCATAACTTTCAATATCAAAATCTACAGGTTGTTTTTCAGGAGGAAGCTCCATTATATCAACCATGTTATTTAGATCAGCGACTTCCCAATCACTATCGATGTTATTAGTTAATTCTAATTTTTTAGCTAACATCTTTGCGATTACTTTTTTAGAAAATTCGTAATCTTCTGCGTTAATTCCTAATTCTTGTAGTTCATTTTTACTGTAAAGAACTCCACCATATTCTTCATAATTAATTTCAACCCAATCAATTAAACCTACTTTCCAATCTTCACCTGCTACATTTTTAAAGTATTCACCCATAGCGTAAATAATTTGTTTATTTTTAGGTTTCATCATGTCTAAATTTCCAAAGTCATTTTTAAATTCTTCTTTATTTTCAGAAACTAGAGTTGTGTATGATTTAAAATTATTTGAATATTGACCAAGTTCTTTTAAGATGTCATCAGGGTTTCCTCCTGCTTGAGCCTTCTTAACTGCAATGCTCCAAAATACAGACATCTTATTATCTTTATTAAAGTAAGCTCCTAACATTCCGTTTTGGTGTAATTTTAAAGCTAAACTAAAAGCTAATCTACTTTGCTCTGTCGATCCCCTACTTATATTTCTTGAAAGAATATCTTTAATATAAGTTACTGGTGGGTTATCTTTTAAAGCAGGTAACATACCGTCTATGGCTAATTCAAAAGCTTGAGCATCTGAAATATTATTATTACTAGCTTTAATAATTTTAATTTTTTGTTTTAATAATTCATTAGCGTTTTTATTATATTCTGAATTATCGTAATTCATTGTTTTACCTGAATTAAAATCACTTTCAAAATTATTCAAACCTTCTAGTCCTGCTATTTTTGCTAACAACGCTGAAGCTGCTTCGTTCCATCTAGGATTTTCTGCAATAGATGGAGTACCGTCAGCTCGTCTTTCAGTTAACATTTTAGCGTAGAAAGCTGCAAATCTTCCGTCAGTTGCAATGTGACTTTCTCCTGCTTCAATAATAAGACCATCAAGGTCAGATAAAGTAAGTGCAGGGTTTAAGTTGTCTTTAACTATTTGTAATTCTTCGTCCCATGCTTTATTAAAATTTTCAAACATATACTTATCTTTTTCTGCTTGAAATTCACCCGTATCGTAATCATAAGGCATGGCATAATCTTCCATGAACTGAACTTCTAATTTTGTTCTAATTTTTTCTGGTATTGTAGTGATTGCAAACGCTGTATCTTTATTAACTCTTTCAGTTAACAATTTACTTTCTTTGACTAATTCTTGAGCATTTATCCATTTTTTAATTGTTTCATTAGCTGCGTTCATAGCACTTCCAAAATAAACGTCATCTTGTTTACCTTCATTAAACGTAGACATTTTTTCTGATAAAGCTGTTTGCCAGTTCCACTCTTTACTGTAGGCGTTTGCTTGGTATTCTTTTTGAAATTCAAAGACAAAGTTATCAGAGGCGTTAGACGCATATTGTTTATATGCTCCATATCTTGCCCATTCGTTTTTAATATCTGGGAAACCTGCTTTGTGTAATTCTTTAGCTTCTCCAAGTGTCATACCATTAATAGCATTTGCACCTTCTAAAGTTTGTTCAGTAGCTTTTTCTTTTTCTTTTATCTGAACGTATTTACCTAATGCTTCACTTACACTTGATAAAGACCTAGCTAATACTTGTGAATTACTGTCGAAAACTTTACCTCCTGAACCTACGTTAACTGCTGGAGTTGTTCCAATACTACTTATTGAACCTGTTGTTATATCTGTATCTATTTTAGCCATTAGGTTACTTTATTTCCTGTAGTTGGTGGCGTGTCAGGAGCACTAGCGTTCATAAACGCCATTGATGAGTTAGCTGCAGCACCGAGAGCATAAGCTCCGAATGTAGGTTTAGCTGCTCTAGGTAAATTTAATATTTGATTAGTAAACTGTCTGTTGTAAGCAAGTCTGCTATCTTCAATACTAATAATTACGTTTTCATAATTTGTATCAGTTACTTCAAAAGCTCTACCCTTATTTCTGTCAATATCGTTAATTAAATAATCAAAAGTGTTACCTTGAATACCTCGTTCAAATAATTGTACTTTAGCTGTACCTGATTTCTGTTTAGCTTCTAAAGCTAATTTAAATTTCTCTCCTGCTGTTTTATCGTATTCTCCAGATTTCTTTTTTTGTAAAGATATATCTGTGTAAATAGCCTCGTCCCTAATACGTTTAGCTGTTTGTGTAGTGTTATCATTGATATCAGCAGCTTGAGCTTTATCGTTCTTATACTGAACGTACGCACTTCCAAACTGCAATGCAGCATAAGCATAAGGGTTACACATATTTAAATTTTAATAAATTCATAAAAATCTATTCCTTCTATTTTTGTTTTGTTAATTATTTTAAAACCACACCATTTAATCCAACGTAAATGAACTTCGTTTCGACTATCTATAAAATTCCAAAGAATTGGATATAAGTCTTGCATTTCTTTAACTCTATCTTTGCATTGACGTGCAAAGGGTAAAGCTATTTCTAAAAATCTATTTGTTCCTAATAAAAAAGGAGAACCAACCATGTGGTTTTCTGTAGGACATACACCGTACATAGCTACAAAGTTTCCATCTTTAATAATTGATCTACATAATTTTGCAGTCTTAAACCCTCTTACTACAGGTTTTAAAGGGTGTTCTTTTGTAATTGTAACTACTTCATTAAAATCATCAGGTCTAAGATCATCAATTAATAACTGACAATCTTCTTCAATACTGTCTCTTTCTTCAATCATTAAGATATATTTCTAGTCGATAGAATTGAGAATATACCTGTCCATTCTGCCGATAAGAAATTACAAGGAAGATAACTATTGTTGTTAACTTCTATAGCTACATCTTGATTTCGACATTGAATAGGAACTTTAAAATCCCCACTATCGGGATAAGGCGTACCTAATGTAAAACTACTTGATCCTAGTATTTGTCCTGTAAATTTATATACCCCTGCTGTTCTTGCTTTAGGACTTACTGTTACTTCAAAATACCCACTATCACCGTAGATTAAAGCAATTGTTTTTAATTGTAATCTACCTGCACTAATCGTTGAGCCTGCACCACTTGCTTTAGTTTCTCTAGGATAGAACGTAGAAAACTTATATTTAAAATTATACTTTCTACCAATTAAACAAGGGTAATCAGAGTGATCTCCCAAAGATGTAAGTGTAGTAGATGTAGGTTGTGCAATAGTTAAATTTCTTCCTTTTTTTGTAGAACTCCAAGAACCGTTATAAACAACTTCCATAGGAGCAGTTTCAGGGTAAGGAATTGTCCACGTAGTTAAATTTGTACCACTTGCATAAACACCTGTAACTGTTGTTTTTCTATCTAATAAAACTGGAAAAGTTAAATTAGCATCAACTTCATTAGCTTTTAAATTCATTCTTTCAACGTAAGTACCGTCAGCTCTTTTAATAATTAAATAAGCAAAGTTTTGAATAATATCTATTCCTAAAATAACATCTGTACTTGCAAGTGAATAAGTAGACCATGATCTTTGTAAAGCTTTTTGGTTTGCATCAAAATAATACTTATAAACAAAAATCTTACTTCTATCTCCATCAGATAAAGCAAATAATGTTTTTTCACCTGAAGAACCTTTAAGTGAGAATATGTTTGCTAAAATATATCTAGGTAAATTAATTGTAGTATCTGTAGCATCTTTAACATCTCCATCACTTGAAATAAAATATTCTGAAACACCACTATGAGATCCTCTATTACTAGCAAAGTAAATATTCTGACCTAACCCTATGGGTTTGACTTTATCAGAAATTTCATACTCAGTTGCTTGGTTAATAGATACAGTTTTAGCTGTAAGTGTTTCTTCTGGTTTTAAAATAAATTGTGATTGATCTGAAAATAAAATTAATTCTTCATTAAAAGGTACAGCATATTTTAAAATACTAACTTTATTGTGTGACATCGAAATGTCTACAACGTCATCATCTTGTGTCGTAGTTACTGTAGTGTAATAGAAATTAAAAAATTCTCCTGCTTTAGAAAAGATTACATTTTCATCAGAACAAAAACCCAATCTGTTTCTATAAAAAAACATATCATTAATTTTTGTACCGACAAATGAAGGATCTGGGTTTGTTTCAGTATCTCCACATTCTCTACTTTTCCAAGAAGGGTCGTCATAATTTATACCACTAATTGTGTAAGTACCTCCGTCACATGGGGTAAATCTAAAATTACCGTCTGCTGTTCTAATAAGTACGAAAGGCATTGTAGTTGCAGATAAATTATTATCTATTCCATCTTTAACTGTTTCAACCCAAGCAGTACCGTCCCATTTAACATAATAATTATCAAATTGAGTACCACTATCTCCTGTGATTTCGATTAAAAAATCTAGGTAGCCTTTGTATGGTAATTCTGAAAAGTTTTGAGTTTTATCTTTTAATAATATAATACCGTCTCCACCTAAACCGTCTGAAACTCCTGCATCAAACGTCCCTGAATTTTTCTTAACGTAGATTACAGATCCGTCTCTAACAACTGTAAAACCAGATAAATTGCTGTTTAAATCATTTGTTAATTCAGTAGCAATGTTATCTGTTGTAATCGAACTTGCGTTACTTGAACTTGAATTATCTAAAGTTTCAAAACTTGCTTTTTCTACACCGTCAATTGTAATTTTATAAGTTGTTTTGTATTGACCGTTTTTAATAAAGAATAAAGCTTCGTCAGGTCGAGAAGTAGACACACTTCCTGATTTAGCAATTGTAGTATTTTTATTAATAATAAATGTGTAATCTGCAACTGTAATACAGTTAATATCTGTTTGAGGAGTTGTTGTTGTTAAATAACTTAAACCCGAAGGTGCTACAACAGTTTTTTCAACCCCTGCTAATGTGTAAACTTTAATACCACCGTTTGTAATTAGAACTTGGTATTCTTCTATTTCACTTCTATTAATTAAATGCGTTTTAACTGCTGTGTCCGTTGCTGTACTTAATTTAGCAATGTGTTCTGTAGGTGGTCTTTTACCTAAACCAAACACAACATCAGACAATCCATTTTCTTGAATTGCTGCTTGATTTGGTAATCGAACTGTATCTGGTTGTTGTGAAATACCGTTTAATAAATTTTGAATTGAAGAACTAACTAATCTAGCCATTGTTAATCTTCTGGTTGAAAGTTATTTCTATCTAATGTTCTAGCAACGTCATAGTTATTAAAGATACTGTGATCTCTAGTATCTCCTTCTGCTTCTTTTAAAACAGACAAAGCTTGTAATTCATCTACTTGATGAAATTTATGTAGCAAATCAGATGCTAACATTCTATCTTGAAAAAGTCTTGCAGCTCTTATTGTAATATATCTTTTAGCTGCTTCAGGTATTTCTGTAAAATCTAAAAACCAAACAATGTCAACGTAAACTATTTCATCAGTTAAAGTGTATGTATGTTTTTTTCTATCCCATAATTTTCTAGCACGTTCTACATAATCGTTGTTAGCACTTGCACCAGAGGTATCTATTCTTAAACAATTAGAGGGAAGTTCAATTTGATTAGATGTGTTTGGAGTTAATTGATAATCTTGATCGGAATTAAAATGCCAGCCAACACTTTGTACTTCTCGATTTACATTATCTAATATTGATATTGCAATAGACACATCAGTTGTTGTTGCAGATGTTATTGTGTTAACAGGAGTTTCTCCTATTGATGTCATCATAACATTTACTGCTTCTAATTTTGTTGTTGTTGATGTTGTCATATATGTTTTATTTGTGATTTTTCTATTTGAAGTTGTCGACTTCAGGGGTCAATTTCTCGACCCCTAAAATCAGTAAAAACAACGTAAATAAATTACGAAGTTTTGATTTCGAACGCTGCGTCAGGTCTAAGAATACCGTGACCCATAGCGTATTTAGCTACAAGTAAAGTACCTTGTCTTCTAACGTCATATTCCATCTCAACAGCTAAATCCATTAGCTTAACTGTTCCAACACAAGATTTGTGCCAAACAGCACCAACAGTATTTGAGTAATCTCCACCCAATGTACCGTCAGATCCGTCAAGAACTCCAGATGTTATGTTTGTAGAAGGTAAGTTGTTAGTTTTCACAATGTGAATTCCTGCAACTTTTAATACTTCACCTTCAGCGTAAGCACCTTGTCCACCCCAATCTCTGTTGATTACGTTAGTAGTTTGTACTAAAGAGTAATAAGCAGCAGGTGAAACGGCACAATATCTGTCGTTTTCTGGTATGTTAGCTTCGTCCATCTTTTGAGCAGCTTCGAAAATAGCTGCAGCAGCAGATGCTCCGTTAGTAACGAAGTCAGCATCGGTGATTTGTTGCCCTGCAGCTTGTGGTGCAGCAGCTCCTCCTCTTGATGCGTTGATGATTTGTTGGTAGACGTGCTTGTCCATAGTTTGAGCTAGAACATTTCCACACTCTTTTGAGTATTGTGATCTAACGTCATAATGGTTTTTCGCTTCGTCTATTTTAGCGATAAACGTAGGAGCAATAAGCAATCCTTGAATTGCAATTGTTCTTTCGTTATGTGTTATAGTACCACCAGTAATCTCATTTCCTGCAGTATGGTATGAAGCTGTTGCTTTACCCATAACTGGAAATTGAGCTGACTGACCTGAACTGATACTTCTAACAACGTGTTTGTCGGCTGTTGATTGTGCATCTTCGAACGCAGTAAGAACTTCGCCCGAAAATACTTTTAAGAAAAGTGCAGTTGTCGAACCTGACGCTGCTGCTTGTCCTAAATTTGATACTACTGCATTTGACATGATATAGTATTCCTTTCGTTATTAAAATGTAATTAACTTCACTTTTAGTTAAAAGCAGTATCAGTATTGTCCTCCTCAGAGGGTATTGTCTTTCTTTTACTTTTTTAGGTGTAATTACTTAACCTAAAACTTATATAATAGTAGAACGAGCAAGTTTATCTTCTACTTGCTTTCTATAAGCTGGATCACTTGCATATTTAGGATTAGACATATCAGCTTTGACTTGTGCCATGCTTTCATATTTTAATCCCATACTTGTTGTTCCAGTTTCTCCTACTCTTAAATTTGGCTCAGTAGTTTCAGCTCTATAACGAGCTGCCATACCTTTAATTGTGTATAAAGCAGTTTGGTCATCTTTATCAATACCTGCGTTAAATAATTGTACTTCTTCTGTAGATAAATTATTTGTAACCCAGTCAATCATTTTTCCATATTCTTCTTTACCACCAACACTATCGTGTGCTTGGGTTTCAAACCTAGTAGCTACAGCTTTTATACCTTCGATGTAATTATCAACATACGATTTAGGTAATCCTGAAGCTTCTAGGTTTTTCATCGTTTCATCACTTAATGAACCATGTTCTTCAAACTCATCTTGAATAGAATTAAAATCAATTCCTTTAAGACCTTCTGCACGTGCATCAGCTTTTAATGTTTCTGTAGGTGTATCTTCTTCTTTTGGTTGTCCTAATTTTTTTTCTAATTCTTGATAAGATTTAATTAGTTCTTCTTGAGAACTAAACTTACCAAGTATTTTTTCTTCTACTTTAGGAGCTTCTTCTTTGACAGGAGTAGTTTCCTCACCTGTGTTAATATCTTTTGTATTAGCCTGTGCATCTGCTTTTTGAACCATAGCATCTATATGCTCTTGACTATCTTTTGATGTTTCTTCGGGTACTTGGAGTTTATTAGCTTCTTCCATTAGTTATTTTCCTTTGCTTGTTCTATTTGTGCTTGTTGATCTCCCTTTGCTGCGTCTCTCGCCATTCCCATACCTTCTTTAGCTACACTACCTGCTACTTGAGCCTGTAATTGTTCTTCTTGTGCTTGTTGTTGTTCCATAGCCATTTGTTGTTCATCTTTAATCAAACCGTCCATGTCTACTCCTAAAGAAGTACCAACTCTTTTTATATACTCACCAATGTTCAAAGATTGTAAGCCACTTTCTCCAAACGGAGCTATCTGTTGAACAAATGTATTTAATCTTTGTAAATCTGTAGACCTACCTAATGCTTCTAAACCAGTAACAATTTTAGGTCTTACTTGTCCTTTAGGTAATGTAGGTAATTTTTTCTTCTTTTCCATTTGATACATTAATCTATTAATCAAAGGTAATTGTAATTCTTGCGATAACAACGAGTAAAGACCACCTAAACTATCATCTAGTTCTTGGCTAACGTATTCAATTTCTTTAGCTGTTACTCTTTCAGCATCACGTTGTACTGATGTGTTTAACATAAATGCAAATTGTAATCTGTCTTGTATCATTCTCATTGTTTGGAAAGCGATATTAAAATCAGCACCTTTGTTAACTTGAAGTGTAGTAACATCTTCGGCATTACCTTCTCTAATTGCACCGTTAGGGCTTTCAGATAAAGTTTTAAGTC